TATACAGATCTCAAGTCTGGCATTACGTATTCTTATGCCATACCTCGATACTATAATCGGTATCTTCAACCGTCGGACCAAATCATACGAGCGGTACGTTCTTCAGATGCCTATTCACGTTTTAGCAAGTCTTGTTTGGTTCGCTATGTTGCTTCTTTGTGTGTCCAGCGGTTCCTTTCATCTTCCGCCTTATCCTCTCGAGAGACATATTCATGGGAGATGAAAAAATTCCGTGAATTTGTTTCAGCTGGACCCATTCCCGCTATGGATCCTCCTACGTGGCTCGATCGTGATATCATTGAATCTTGGTATGATTTTTACGGCCTTTCATTGGCTTAATCTTATATTATGGCAAAACAGTCGTTTATTTCTCATGTCGTGAATGGTTATTCGCGATATGATGTTCCGGAGTCTAAGGCTTTTACTTGCACTCCTGGAATCTTGTATCCCGTCCGTATTGATTTCGTCAACGCGCGGGATCGTATTACTATTTCTCAGGGCATCGATGTTCGTTCGAATCCTCTCGCTGTGCCGTCGTTTAATCCCTATACGGTGCGTCTTCATCGTTTCTGGGTTCCTATGCAGTTATACCACCCTGAAATGCGGACGAATAGCAGCAAGTTTGACATGAACAATGTTTCTCTTAATTGGTTATCCGTCTCTACTTCCTCTCGACCCGCTGCTCCATATTTCGATTCGGCTTATCCAAATTCTTTGATGTTTTGGCTTCGTATTGGTAATAAGTCTTATCTTCGTGGAATGTCCACTGATATGTCAAACACTGAATTACCCTCTGGTTTAACGGTTGGACAATGGGCTAATGCTGACACCTATTTGGCTTATTGGGATATTGTTCGTAATTATTACGGTTATTCTCAGTGGGGTTTGTATTCTTTTGCTTGGCCTGCATCGTGGGGTATTAATTTTGAAACGTCCGTTGCTGGAGATTACACGTTTGACTGGTTTTATAATAACTCGGCATCTTATTTTACTCAGCGCTACGGTAATCTTGAATATCTCGATGCTTATTTTGAGTCGCAATTTTATCCAGCCTCCGTGGTTTCTTCGAATAATTCTTTCCAGCGATTTAATTTAGCTTTGCAGATTTTGGCATCTGATCTTCAGTCGCAGGTTTCCGGTTCCGGCGCGCAAGGTAGCGGCTTCCCGGTTTTTACTAACTCCGCTTTTGATGCTATCACAATTGCTGGAAAAGCCCCTACTTCGCAGACTTCCATCTCCCCCGGAACCTCTTCGGGTGGCTCTATACAGTCGATTTTGCGTTGCGCCCACCCTATGGCCGTCGTTCCTTCCAATCCGGATCGTTTTAGTCGCTTGCTTCCGAATGGCTCTTCTGATGCAGTTTCTATGTCCGGCGTTAATACTATTCCTCAGCTGGCTATCGCCTCCCGTCTCCAGGAGTATAAAGACCTTCTTGGTGCCGGCGGTAATCGTTATTCGGATTGGCTTGAGACCTTTTTTGCATCTAAGATTGATCATGTAGATCGTCCCAAGCTTCTATTCTCGGCCTCTCAGACCGTTAATGTCCAGGTAGTTATGAATCAGTCCGGCCAGAATAATTTCGCTGACGATAATTCAACTGGAGGCGGCTCTAATCCTCTTGGCCAGCAAGGTGGCGCCATTGCATTCAATGCCGCGCTTGGTCGCCCTCAGTCGTATTATTTTCGTGAACCTGGTTATATGATTGATATGTTGAGTATTCGTCCTGTATATTATTGGTGCAGCGTCACTCCTGATTATCTTAATTACCAGGGTCCTGATTATTTCAACCCTATTTATAACGATATTGGTTATCAAGATGTCCCTTATATTTCGTTATTGAACCCCGACGTGACCAACGGTGCCGTCAATGGCGTTTTATCGCGTGAGCCGTGTTTTAATGAATTCAGAGCTTCTTACGACGAAGTCCTTGGCCAGATTTCAGCTGTTTCTGGTCTCACTGAGTCAAAGCCTCTCTATTCGTATTGGGTTCAGCAACGCATGGTTACATCTTTTACCGGTGTTAGCACCTCTGATCGTTATTACCCTATGCTTTTTGTCGATATGTCGCAGGTTAATTCTTCTTTTATTTCCGACACCGAGGATAATTTTTTCGTCAATTTGGCGTATAGCGTTCGTAAGAAGAATCTTGTCAACAAAACCTTTGCAACACGTTTATCTAATCGCTAATTTATTAATACTATGGCACTTGATTGGTTACTTGAAGATCCTCCTCAGTATGTCTCCCGCGGTCAGCGCATCATGTCCGTTCTCGATGGATCCGGCTCGGTTGACCTTCTTCCCGGTCGTCCTGACGTTGAGGCTTCTCAGTCTGATTGGGACAAAGGTGATAGGTTCGATCCGGAACTCGATTTCGACCCTAACAGTTTTTCCCGTATGGATAAATTTGACGGCCTCGAAGTAGGACAAGAACTTATCGATTCTGCTCTTGACTCGGGTAAGAACGGGCAGGCGAAGCCTGCGGCCACCAGCACCGAAGGTGATGGTAAGTGACCCCGTTCTGGCTACCCGCAAAGAGGTGAGTATGAGGCATTTATGTCTCTACTCACCCCTTAAAATACTAAATTTCTGAAGAAAAATAGTATATCCTTTACTAGACAATATATGCTACGTGCGCGGACCCCTTCAGTAAGAGTGTGTGAATTGTTGAAGGTTTAATGGTAACGACTGCTGGAGAGGCCGCGCATTTTTCTATCGTTCTTTAATCATTTACTTCATATGACTATCAAAGATATATTGCACTCCAAAAAGTTTTGGACATTGGTTGCGGCAATCGTGGCTGCCCTTGCGGCTTTTTTCCTTGAATCGTGTACGGCGAGACATTACGTTGTCCAGTCGGCTTCTTCCGTTAAGTCTGGAGATACCACCCGGACTACTATTACTTACGAACAGGTAGGTAACTTCAAACGTCCTTAATTATGCCTGCCCCCACTGCTGCTGCTTTTGCCGGATCTTCATTCGGCAATCAGTTATTTCAAGGTGCCGCTCAGACTGGCTCTTCTGGCCTCATTTCCGGTGCTCTCGGCCAGCTCTTTGGTGGCATGGCCGCTCGACGCCAATGGAAGTATACTCAGAAACAGATGGCTCTTCAGCAAAAGTATGCTCTTGAGCAGATGCAGAAACAGGCTGAGTATGAATACGGAAATTGGCAAAAACAATTCGATTATGAAAACAAGTACAACGATCCCTCGGCGGTGTTTGATCGATACCGTGCTGCGGGCGTTACTCCTGCTGGTGTTCTTGGATCTTCTGGAGTAGGCGTCAGTGCTACCATACCTGGAGGTTCTGCTGGTTCTGTTGGTGCATCCGGACCCTCCGGCAGCTTCGGTCTTCCTGGTGCTGGTCCTCTTGATATGATGTCCCTTGGTCAGAATATGCTTACCGCCTCTGAGCGCGACCGCAACAATGCGGCTGCTCGTCTCGATCGTGCTACCGCTCAGGAAATAGAAAATCGCACACAGGATCCTGAGTCTTATTCCCGTGCGTTTGATTTGGCTATGCAGCTTACTGACGCTGGCGTCAAGTCAGAGAAGGCTCGTGCGGCTAATCTTGATGCCTTGACGACATGGCAGGAGGCTCAGAATAAATACGCTGATCTTATTGCTACCCAGAATTGGTTAAAGATTGTTGGAGAGTGTGCTCTTATTACTGCCCAGAACGATCGTCTTCGCGCCATCAATAATGCCGAAATTCCACTTATGGAGCAAATGGCTGCTGCCAATCTTACGTATTTGATTGCCTCTGCTAGGAATCTTGACGCCTCTACTAAGCTAATGGATGTTGAGCTAAAGGATTTATCGGAGTGGTTTGACGTGAATTGGGCTACCCCTATTGATGTGCAGGAAGTTAACGAGAAAGGTGAGCCTACGGGTAAGACTAAGAAAATGACCGGTAAGGATATTGCCCTTTATCTCAATGGTTTGAGGTATACCACCGGAGAGCAAGGTGTTGCCGCTGAAGGCTTCATGAACTGGCAGCGTAAGCATCCCATGCTTATGAGCGTCACTGAAAAGATTGTTGGTGGTGCTGCCGCTGCTGCTGCCATGCGTGTGGGTGCTGGATCCCGAGGTTCCGTCGGTGGCACCAGAACTTCCTACGAAGAGTATTATGACGGCGATGGTGTTCGAAAAGGAGTTAAAGTTGGTCGATATGAGAAAATTCCATTGAAGTATTGATTTTTTTTCATTTTTTCTTACTATACTTGCATCATCAAACCATTAAACCTCTTATTTCTATGGGACACAATCACAAATCCCCCATCTTTGCAGATTTTGCTGTATTTTGTTTCTTCTTAATGAAGCGCGATCTCTTTGAGAAGTTTCTTCGTTACACCCGTAGGGCACACAGACATTCTCTCACCTCTTACCTTATGGACGTGACGCCGAAGACCTTTCTCCTTGACGCTTTTCTTTGGAAGGACACTGATGAGGGTACTGATTTCTGGTCAGGTCTACATGATGAGTGGTTGACAACTTATGACATTCTTAATCATTTTATTCATTAAATTTTTTTTATTATGCATCAGATCGTTATTCGCATTCTAGCCCCCCAGGTCGCCGTGTACGATTTCGTTTTCGGACGAATAGTTGACGGACAATTCACTCCCATGGATTGCTCTATCCTTCCGACGGAGATTCTTGAGCGTATTGAGGTTTCGGATCTCTTGGGTACTCAGGCGTTCGTTAAGGCATCTGGCCTTACTTCTCTTACGGATACTCTTCTTGACGTTGGCGCTATTATGTCACTTTACTCCGGTTTTATCGTATTTAATCTGCCCGAAGGTTATGTCGAGGAAAAAGAAAAAGACGCGCGGTAGCGGTACCCGCGTTGTTCGCCGCCCTGTACTTGGAAACATTTTGTAACATGGATGCTTTTGATGCACCGAAGTCTTGTCCGCGCTCTGAAGGCGTTCCTCTTCGATATTCGGTTGGTTTTTATCGCGGCAAACGTCGTATCATTATCGCTTGGTTCGTTGACGAATCTGTCGCCATCGATTACCTTCGTCGTTTTCGGCGCGATCATCCTCGGTTTAAGGCTGATTTGCTTCAATCTCTTTTTTGATGGCTTGCCTTCATCCTATATGGATCCGTAATAGACGGTACTTCCGGAAAGATTCGTCTTTTCGGGAGTACTCTGATTACGCTAAAACCTCTCTTGCTCTTGCTCCTTGGGACATCTCCCGTCAGTGGTTGATGGTCCCCTGTGGCAAATGTGAGGACTGTCTTCGTCGTCTTCGGAATGATTGGTTTGTCCGTCTCGAACGGGAGCTTGCTCGTTGTAAGGCTGAAAATCGTCAATCTATTTTTATCACCATCACTATTTCTCCCAAGTATTATGACGAGGCATTGCGAGATCCAGCTCGCTTCATACGAAGATGGAATGAGCGAGTGCGTCATCGTATCGGACACTCCTTTAAGCATGCGTTTTTCCAAGAGTTTGGCATCCATCCGCAAACCGGATCGTATCCACGCCTTCACTTTCATGGTTTTCTCTTCGGGACTGATGTCTTGTATAATGAGATTCGAGCGGCTGTTAGCGACCTTGGTTTTGTGTGGCTCTCGAAAGGCTCGCTTAAGCGTGCGCGATACACGGTCAAATATGTTACTAAACAGATTGGTTTTGATCCTGAGCAAATCGCCGGTCAAACTGTTGTTTTAGATGGAAAGATTATTCCTTTGGCTCGACTCCTCGAGCATAAGCGTTATACGCGAAAATTCGTATCTGCTGGCGTCGGTGATTATCTTGGTATTCGCCGTGCTCCTTCTGCTTCTGTGTCGTCTTGGGATTATACAGATCTCAAGACTGGCATTACGTATTCTTATGCCATACCTCGATACTATAATCGGTATCTTCAACCGTCGGACCAAATCATACGAGCGGTACGTTCTTCAGATGCCTATTC